TTATTCAGCTTTTACTTGTTCAAAAAGCTCTTCTTCCCTAATTTCTTCAACTTTTATTTTGCCCTGTTTACTAGCTGTTCGGTCAGAGTTGAGGTTGATAAATAAGATAAAATAGGTTTTGTCATTAAACATTACTCTATTTGGAAATGCTTCATTTGCATTAGGCTCGGCATTTACAATTTTAATCTCAATATTATCTAGATTGAACACGACTAGATATCCGACATCCTTATTATAATCATTTGCGTACTTAACTATCTGTCCAAAACCATCAATAACGCGGTTTTTACGATATGCCTTAGCAGTATCATATACTTTAATCTCAAGTACTAATGGATCGTTAGTATCCAAATTGCCAATAATATCGGCTCGACCTGATGATGATTTAGGGGTTGAAAAAGGATAGTCAACTCCCTGATCGAATAAAAACAAACGCAAATCGTCTTCAAAAATTTCCTCGTAACTCTTCGTTGCTGTTTGGTATTTCGTTACTAGGTTCTGGCGAGTGAACCACTCTGTTCGAGCTTTATACTTCTCTAACAGATACAATGTAAAATTAACCTCCTCTAAGCTGTCCTGTAGGTATTTAATAATCGGTTCAATTTCGGTTTCTAAAAAACGTCTTAGTTTTTCATCAAAAGAATTACTGTAACCGAGCAGATTATAATGATGATGACTGCTGGCGAACCAGTGATTAAGCCTTTGATATAATACAGCAGCTAACCTAGCCTCATTTGTCGTTTGATAAGGTTCTTCATCAAGTTTTACACCACTTTTTATCATTTTATCTAAGTCGTTGACACCAATATGGTGCTCGGTGACTGCATTTGCCAGAATACTTTTAAGAAGGGCTGTCTCTTCAAGTCTTTTACGAAAAAACGATAGATTACTACCAAAATTCTCATAATTAGACTTATATAGCCGGTTACGCCATTCTTGTAAGTTACTTCTCAATCGGTGGGTGTAATACATAGGTTATTTAAAATTCTTGATAGTGTCTAATAAATCGTTCCAAGTATGTTCGGCACTACGAATTTCCGTGTAGACAGATGCAATTGTATCCTGCAATTTGATCTTTACCTTACAATTATGACATATGGTCGTCTCCTCCAGCATAACACTGATAATTTGTACCCCATTTGTATAGTTACATTTGGGACAGTTGAGAGCAAGCCAATATTTGTCAACAATCATAATTAAATCAAAGTTAAATTTTAATCTAGGAATAAGCCATATACGTTATAATCAAAAAAAAATTCAAAAAAATTATAGATTATAAAGAACTTATTAATATTACCTTAATTATTATAGGTACTTAATGTAGGCAAATATCATAAAAAAATATTTTTTTATTAAAAGAGACGAAGCCACGTACTTTCCAAATAGGGAGACATTTCTTTATTTATATCTTCATACTCGTCTTTTTGAAGTAAACTATATTTTTCTTTAAGTTCTATTATCTTCCCGTTAAAATCCATGTCATATAATTCTGCCACTCCCAAAATCATTTGTGAATTATCAGGCTGCATCTTACTGATGAATTTCAAAATCTCATCAATATGCTCAACATCTTGATCTTGTTGATTTGGAGAATCAATAATAATAGGGCAAAATGTGGAAGTCGAGTACTTTGCCATAACGTAAAAAAAAGTGAAGTAGTATGCAATTAAAGCCCGAGGCCGAGAACTACCTGTTTCGGCATTTTCAATTACATTGTTTAAAGTTTTATAAGACTCTTCACCAATTGAATGAACATCTAATTGCCTTAAAAATTTACTTAACGTGCTTCTGTAATAATAAACTATTTCTTCTTTTCGATCCTTACCTTCTAATGCCTTTAAAATGCCAGAAAGCTCTTTATGCTTAGTAGCATTTTCAAATAATTCTTCGTTTAAACTGTTAATCCGATTTATAAATACCGATTTCAGCTCATTCTTTCCAAAATTATCAATTACATCTTTAAACTTCAATTCTCCTTTTTTTTGCTCCAAAATGGTTTCAATGACTTTAGTTTGCGCAGAAGTATTAATAAATGCAAGATTTTCTTCTTCAATTTTTTTATTAATAGTATATTGATCTTTAGTCAATTCTATCATTAATTCTCTGCATCTTTCCGCATCATCTGCAATTGCAAATCTTTCAGCAAATGAATTTTCGTATTGAGCACCACAAGTTGGGCAATCTACATGGAAAGGCAAGTCATGGGATATAAAATCTAAATCTTTTTTTGATTCGTTTAAAGCTTGTTTTACTATTTCTAACTGTGATTCTACGCTTGCTTTAACTGTATATAAATCTCGCAACGTATATTTCAAGTCTTCCTCAGTTTTTTTTAGCACTTCGCATTCAACTAATAAATCTTTTATCTCATCTTTAAAAATTTCAATATTAATATTAAAACTAAGTTGAAGAAAATCCTTTTGCATTTGCTTAATAATACTTTCAGTAACTTTCCTTTCTTTTTCTAACTCATTTATTCTATTTACGTAACCTTCTAATTCTTTTTTCGTTTGATAGTATTCATTCGGCCTAGTACCAGAATGATATAAGACAAGTTCTGACCTGTATTCTTTTATATATTGTAAACGATTAAAAGAATACCAACTTTTTGTCCAACTATTATCTTGGTCTATATAAAATGGCAAGAATAAGAATGTAGGAGGTGGAATTACAAATTCATTGATATTATTTTGTAATAGCGGTTTAAAATTAAATAGTTCGGAAAAATAAGGAGCTAGCTCTCTTGCGACAGAATTAAAAGTTGCTATCAGACTTCCATTATTGCCATCGAATACGGAATATCTATTTCCATCTCTTAATATCTCATATTTAATCCCATTGATATTAAACCTAATAAGCACTATTACTAATGCTTTTTTAAAGTTTGGATGCAGTATTGGTTCTGCCCCAAATGCCCAGTATATACTTTTAATCAAAGATGATTTACCCGTGTGATTCTTCCCCAATATTATTGTCCTTCTCAAGTCGAATATTACTCTTTTGGCTTTCTTTTCCTTTTGAGAAAGTAATAGCATTTCCGATATGAAGAAACTTTGCATTGTTGCGGTTTGATCTAAGGTTCCTGATTAATCTTCTAAAGTCTCCGTTATTCATTATTTAAATATTTTAATACCATTGCTTTAATTAATCCAGGATCAAAATGTTTATAAGGTAAATCTTGATAATACATATTGTAAATATGCTCTGACAAGTCAAAATAATTTAATTTTTCAGTGGAACCATTATTGAGATTATAAATTTTTTTGACACACTCCTTAACAAATTCAATTACTTTTGAAAATGGAATATCACTTTGCGAATACAAACTTTGTATATAAAGTTCACGAAAATTTACTTTTATCTTTTTGATGCTAGCATAACCTATATTACAGCTCAGAAGTTTATTTTCTATTTCATTCCATTCTAGGTCAAAATTCTTATAAGGGCAAGCAGCAATAAGTAATTTAGTAAAATAGCCTTTAGATATACCCTTTTTATTAATTGCTGACTTCAAATCTTTTATTTCGTAATCGCTTAACACACAATCGGTCTTAATCCTTATTTCATTTAATATTTTATCATAAGTTAAATTAATATTTGGAAAATTTCCTGGATTTATCAAGTTAAGTAATTCACATAACGCACCTTTGCAATGTCCTTTACTATCTACTAAGCTTAACTTGGAAACTTTAAAAAAAGTATTTTTCTCAAATTCAGGATTGAAATGCAAGCTCAACTCTTCTTTGATTTTTAAATTAATTTTATTTATATCGTTTTTATTTATATCGATTGCATTTATTTCAAATTTTGACTCAGATTCATCGCCATTTTCTAACTTTATATTGTATCTAGCATTACTTATAAAATACATACTTTCTAAATAATCACCAAAAAGTACTTTATTAGAATATAATTTGCTTAAAAATGACTGCTTTTTATCTGATTTAATAAGTGAGGAGGTGGTCCAAGAACCTTTACTTTTAGATTTTATTTGAAAAAACTGAATCCTTGTAGGTGCAATATCAGAATCAAGTATCGCTAAGTCATCATGGAAATCAAATAGAAACACAAAATTATCCATTGAATTATAGTATTCTACCATTGTAAATAGCGAAACATCTTTTTGATAAAAATATCTTTCATCTACACGCGAACCAGATACTTCCCTAGGCTTAATTGAAATCAATGCATGTTCTAAATTCATATTTTTTTACTCTTATATAATCTAAGAAACATTATAATTAAGAAATTCACTTTTCAATATTCAAATTAAACTTGACTTTATCTAAATTGAACACATCAAGTCTTAATCACTAAATCAGAATCACAGTTTCTACTTAACTTTGACTCTACAATAAACATACAAAAAGTTTGGATCGTAGTTAAAAGAGATTTTACTTACTTCGTATTCGGTAAAATAAGCAGACATGCTTAGGTTTAAATTTACATCTGCTCTTGATTAACAATCACCTTTACCAAATACAATCTGACGATTTTATCAATAGGCACCTCTATGTCGTCATGCTCTGGATTGTGGCTTCGAAGGATTACCAATGTTTTGTCCGTTGGATGTTTGCGGACGTATTTGACGAGCTTTTGCTCAGTAGTAATAACCAAGTGAACCTCTCCGAAAGCAATAATGCTTTTATCATAAATCTCCCGGCAGGCAATGATGGCGCCGGGTTTAATCTTATTATACATACTGTCACCGGATACCCGGCAACTGAATTGGCAGTCTTTTACACCTGGTAGGATCAAATAGCTATCTGGGAGTTCGGGCCCATCGGTGAAAGACTCAACATCTCCGGCGAATACATCCACATTGTAAAAGGGTATCCCCTCTTGACTGACATCGTATAAGGTCAGTGAATTATTTTTTGAAGCTGGGTTTTTCTTTTTATTTTTTTCTTCAGTTGCATTTTCCTTAACTCCAGTTGGGACCTCCAAAAGAAAATTTTCTACATTCTCACCGTACCTTAAAACTTCAAAAGGGATATTTAGCACTTGGCTAATTTTAGCTAAGCTTCTATCGGTAAGAGAGATTGTCCCATTAAGCATTTTGGACAAACTCTGTTCAGACATACCTACCATTCTTGCCAAATCCCGGTTAGTAATATCCCTAGCTATTACAATTTTCTTGACGGCTTCTCTCGGTTCCAACTGAAAATCAATCATTTATAAAATGTTAAACAAAAATTGCAAAGATATATCAATAAAAACTTGACAATATTAGACAATTTAGGCTAACTTTGACCAACAATATTTAGTAAACGGCGACACAACGCCGACTTAACGATAAACATACGAAAAGCATGGAATTAAGCAAAGATGAACTGGTTGTAATTCGTCAAAGGCTGGACGCAACCGATGGCGGTATCAAGAAAGCCGCCGAACTGGGTGGGGTATCCGAGCCCTTCGCCCACAATGTTCTAAAGGGGAAAGACTGCGATAAAAAGAAAATTGACGCCTTTCTGGATGGGCTGGCTAAACTGGAAGAGGAAGAATCAATGCTTACAAAACTGATCAAGCGCAAGATTAAACGTCCAGTCAAGTCTCAGCATTCTTTAACTGTGTAAGCTATGAACAGCATTGCAGTTATACCCGCCGAAGCCGTGGAGCAATGGCTTCAGGATTTTAAAGACACCGCCAAACGGCTGATCGAATCGGAGCGTGAATTACTGGCTTTGAAGGAAGATAAACTGGTCACCTGGGAATGGGTCTGCTGGTACTTCGATGTCGACAAAAAGACGGCCCGGCTCATGCTTATGGAGGAGAACATTGTCGCCTACGGCCGAAAGGTCAAACGCTTTAAAAAATCGGATATCATCCGGTTTGCAGAGCGGCACAGCCTGAAGGTAAAAAACTCTATGGAGGCTCCACCTGCACGTGAATTTCGCGCCAAAACACCCAGAAGTCATCCAGCTTCTTAGCTTCTGAAAATGACTTTTTACAACCTTATACCCTTCTTTTCATGACAACTCTATTTCAAATTCCAACAAATCATCCACTGCAAATGCCCGACACCGAAGCTGCTTTTTTTACGGTTCGTGCCAAAAACATGCTTCCGACTCTTAAGCCGGGATGGAAAGTAAGAGCCCATGAGGTACCACCGGCGCAGTGGCCGACCATCAACAACACTGTGATTTGCGTAGAAACAAATGAAGGATTTTCGCCGATCATCATGCGGCTGAAGGAGAACCAACTGCTTGAAACAGCACTGCTTCATCTCCACCCTGACAATAGAAACCATTACAAGTGGAACGTGCCCCTGCATGCCATTCGTCGAATCTGGCAGGTGACCCATATTGTCGACGGCCTCATCGTGTAAACCGGGGATTTCATCATCCAGACTACGCAACAAAAACTTTACCTTTCAAACTAAGCAAAACATGAATACTGCCATTTCCTTTCGCATGCCCGCTTCGATGCCATTCGATGCCTCCCTCAAAACGTCCAATTCCAAATCCGATTTGCAACGGCCAGCCAATTCAGTAATCAACCCGCTATCGATTACTGGAGGTCATTGCCGGTCCTCTTTTGAGGCTTCCCTGATTTTTATGGCCGCTGGTAAATGCTATCCACCCACCAGCCGCTACTATGTATACGTCGCCTATTTAAAGAACTTCAAGGTAGTGGAAGTGCAGCGGTTGATGCAGCAAAGGGGGTACAACCATATCATCGCACTGGGTTCGGTGATCAAACGAGCGAAGGTGCTGGGCGTTACGGATGTGATTCTGTGTACATCCACCTGGTCGACCAACGAACAGCCCTTTGCCGAAGAGCAGATCGATGAAGTAGTCAATCAGTACGAAACCCTGCGGGAGCTGTTTGGCCTGAATCTGATTGACAACATCCGGCTTTCACCGACCTGTTTTTACTCCTACTATGCGGATTGTGAGCGCCCCTATCGGGTACCGCAGAAGGACCGCCCCTACGGCTCCATTGATCGGCATTACACCCTGTCATTTTAACGGCCAGTGGATTATCTACTTCGGACGACGGAGCTCCTACCCGTTGGATTTTACAACCTCGATCAAAAAACGTAACGTATGGCGCGTCCCGCTAAAATCGGCCTGGAGTACTTCCCGCTCGACTGCCAAATGGATGATAAAGTAGAGATGCTGGAAGCAGTCCACGATTTGATTGGATTTGCTCTTTACATCAAGCTGCTACAGGAAATCTACCAGACTCAGGATGGCGAATTGGACATGTCGTTAGTTTTCCGCTGGAAAACCCTCGGAAAAAAGTATGGAATACCCGAGGAAAACCTACGGACAATGATTGGAACCATGCTGGAAATCGGATTATTCGATAAAAGCACCTTCGAGCAACGGCAGGTATTGACCTCAAATGGTATTAAAAGCAGGCTTACAGAGGTAGCTAACAGACGCAAAAAAGACCGTATACGCAAAGCAGAAGGCGATTCTGAGTTTTCCGGCGGAAAACCCCCGGAAAAGTACACAAAAGGAAAAGGAAAAGATATATCTAACGATATATCTAAAAAGGAAAAGGAAAGTAATAATTCTTCTGCCGCAGTTGCGGCTTTGCCTTCAAAATCAACTTCAAAAAATGCAGAAGGCAAAAATGACGATGAAGAATCAGGCGAAAAAACGTATACGCTGACTCATCAAATCAAACTGGTCATCGAAGAGAAGTTTCCGGATTACTACTGGGATGCCAAAGATGGCGCCCACGCTAAAAAGCTAGGGGTAAAACTTCGCGCTGCCGTTAAAAAACGATTCAACCGTGATCCGACCGATGGCGAATGCATCGATGCCTTGAAACGATTGCTCACCGAGTCGACCAGACTGCCGCCCTTCTACCAGTTTCGGGACATGGCCAACTTCAATGAGAAGTTCAACCAGATCATCACCCAGATCAAAAGTGCCGTATCACCGTCCAATGGCACACAAATCAAACGCTCTAAACTGGAAATTACATGAATACCGCTGCAAAGAACGCCCGGATACCGGAGCACTCGAAAAAGCTTCCCAATGGCGCTTATTCCCACAATATCCCCATCCCACCCGATCTGAAAGGCCGCGAAGTCTGGGATTACCTGGCCGAGTTGATCAAATCTAAAAAGACTCTTCGGACGTCAACGCATCTGAGAACGATTTTCCGTGAAGCAATCAACGCCGACGAGTTGGAAGAGGAAAAGCTCACATTCGAACTATCCGGTATCGTTTTTCCAACCTATCCGCTTAACCATCCCCAGTCATGAAAGCAAAATCCTTTGATGTATTGCCCCATGATGTGTCGATCGAACGGGCGGTGGTTGCATCCCTGTTTGCGTCTCCCAGGCTGCTCAACGACTACTGGCCTGTTCTGCTCCAGGGCGACGTTTTTACCCATGAGGGCTATAAACTCATGGCCCAAACCATTCACGCCCTTTTTGAGAATGGGCAGCAAGTCCGTATAGGAACCGTGCTCAAATCGCTCAAGCAATCCGGTAATTTTAAAAAACTGGCGGCATACAACCTCCAACTGGACGGGCTGGACATAGAGGGTCAAATCATCGAAAGTGGACGGGATTGTTTGTATCTGCGGGATTTGTGGATTCGTCGCCAGGCTATTCTGGGGACACAGCAGATTCAGACTGCTGCCTACGCGGGTGGCGAATTAGCCGATGCGCTATCAACCCAGGTCAATCGGCTGGCCGATGTGATTTCAACCGGCCTGACCATCGGCAAGGAAAAAACCATCAGCCACTTTATTGGCAAATCCCTGAAGCGAATTGAAAATGCCATGAATAAACCCAATGGCATTTCCGGGGTAGATACCGGACTTCGAAAACTGAATAGCCATTTTGGCGGCTGGCAAAATGGCATCATTCTGATTGCCGGAAGGCCGGGCATGGGCAAAACCATTGTGGGGGTATTTACCGCGATGGCTGCCGCCCGGTCGGGTAAGCCCGTCGCCTATTTTAGTCTGGAGGTCGATGCCGATGAGTTGATCATTCGGGCGTTTGCCGATGCCTTGTTTATTCCCTACGAGGACATTCTCCAGGGCAAGATCACCCGACAACAGTTTCAGCAGATCCATCAGTTTGCGGGTGAAATGGAGAAGCTGCCCATCTACTTCTACGATGATGAGCCGCGGGATATTGAGGACATCCGCAACCTGTTAATCGATTGGCACCGTCGCCATCAAATTGAGCTGGCCATCATCGACTACGTGCAACTGGTGGAAGACCGCACCCAAAAAGGCGAATACGAAGTGGCCAGTCAGGTCAGCAAAAAGCTGAAGAAACTCCAGCGCCGGATCAAAATCCCCATCATCGAACTCTCGCAGCTCAACCGGGAAAACGAAAAGAAGGAGGACAAGCGGCCCCAGATATCGGGCCTTCGCTCGACGGGCCAATTGGAACAGGATGCCTCCGTTGTCATACTTCTCTACCGGCCTGACTACTATGAACTGCAAAAAGCCGAAGAGCTGGGCGTCGAGGTTAAACTGGATCAATCGCTGGAGATGATTGTGTGCAAGAACCGCAACGGCCGGGTGGGTACAGCCTATGTTTATGTCGATGCCGCTACGAACTCACTGGTTGACAACCGGGAACAACTGCGGCTTTATCCCACCAATCAGCCCGACGGCACGTTGGTTTATGCGCCCCTTCCCGAAGGATCAGTCGGTTTTTAACTCCACCCCTTAAACGATCATTCATCATGACCACTTCTGAATCGAATCAAACGAACCCACCGATTTCGTGGCCCGACTACGTGCTGTTTCATGGTCAAAAAGCCGTTATTTCTGCCCGTCGGCTGTATGCCTCCTTTCAAAACAAAAACGACCGCTATTTTCCCGACTGGTTCAATCACCGGGTCGACAAATTTGATCTGGTCCATGACCGGCACTTCTCACTCAAAAAGCTTTTCAGAGGCCGGGTTGACTATGTGCTGACGGTGGAAACCGCTCAACATTTGGCCGCATACGAACGGGATCCGGAAGGTATTTATCGCCAACAGTTGGCTGCGGTAGCCGAAAGGTTGCAAAAAGAAGGCATGACCACCGACTTTGGCGACCAGTTGAATGAGGTACCGGTGAATCTGGAAGGCTTGAAAGATGCCCACGGCCGTAGCCTGGAACTTTTCCCGCCAACGGAGACGACCTCTTCCAACGAAATTAGCCGTAAGCGACCGATTGCCGAGCTGCCTGATTCTGATTTAACACCTGCGCAAGTGATTTTGCAGGCGGCTAAACTCCTGGTCGAACACGAACAACAAATCAACGCATTACAGGCTCAAATGAGTCAAATGGTCTCCATTCAGCAGCAAAGTGCGGTGCAGTTCATGGGCATGAACAAATCGGTTAATCCACCACCACAGCAGACAGTCCGCAGCCGGATCCGCGAGCTGGTCAATGATTACTGCCATATCAACCGGTTGCAGCAGGATCAGGTGTACCCCCAGATCTATCACAAACTGCTGTACATCTATAACATCAATGTCAAGGCTTACAAGCGGACTAATTCGGAAACGTACCTGGATGTAGCCGAACGACATGGGTTTCTGGATAAGGTGTTATCGGTGGTTACTCACCATTTTAAACCAACTCCCAATCCGCCCGGTGGTGGCCCTTTAGCCCCCGGAGAGGTAGAAACCGATGATGACGACGACCAGCCTTTTTAATCCTGACTTTGATGAGCGAAATGATTGAATTACTGGAAAATGAGATCGTGCGGGTTTCGGGCCTGATCCCCCAGGTCACCCGGGCACAGGGAAAGAAAGCCGCCTTGTTTCTCAAACACGATATGCAACGGGCCCGGAAAGCGATCGATGAAGCCAATCCGAAGCTTGCCCTGGCTTCACTGGAACGACTTCAGTGGTACGAATCCGAAGCCGAAGCCGATCCGGTGCGTGACGTATAAAGTCCATCGGTAATTGAATGAACCCGTACAATACTGTCAAAGATCAAATGAAAGGAAGCTGTTATGCGATACATCATCAAAAAGGGAACCCCAGTATTTGAGAAACTGTGGGCGATCCAACATCAAATTCAGGCAGCTCACGCCGAAGCTCGAAAACTGGCCATCGAACTGAAGGCTGACCCAACCTATTTGCTCCTGAGCACGGGCTATGCTGCCGGTATGGTGGAAGGCCTGCACTTTGCCAAACGCCCCGGCGATTGGAAGCTTTGCCACAAAGAAGGGACTGTCCAGTTGTATTATCCAAAAGATATGTTCCGTAATTTCTATCAGCGAGTAAGGCTACGTCAACTTCCTTCGGTCGAGCGGATGGCCATCGATCAACTCATCGGTTATCAACATCAACAGGATAACCCGGTTCGTTGGCAACCCTTCGTTGGCTTCAGTTGGAATGATGATTTCATCCTGGTACGTATTCCGGATAAGGCAATCTATACGCCAATCAACGGTGTTAAATCAATCGGTCAAGCGGCCTATGATGCCCTTTATGTGATCAATAACACGACCATTCCGGTACATCGGTGGGGTAAAAACGATCGGATTCTGATCAAAAATGAGTAAAAAGTTGACATTTGTTTACATCACATGGCGTTTTCGGAGCCCCTAAAAAGGAACTCTCCGGGTTTACGAAAAAAGAGACAGGAGCAAAAACCTCAGAAAACCTCAGGTCAGATTGGTTCTCCACCTGCAAAGCTGTTAAGATTTGTTAAGGTCAGATGAATGTGCGCTCTACAAAAACCTAACAAAACCTAACATCACCTTCATTTTCCCGATACCAGAAACGTAACAAAACGTAACATCAGAACTGATTTAGCTGAAGGAAGCAGTATTCAAAAACTTGACAAAACTTGACATCACGCTGCTTTTCGTCGGCTTCAAAGGTTGAGCCATATTGCCACCATCTGCCCGATTCAATCCGCAGCTACAGAGCGATGGGCTTTATCGGACAAACAGCCAACTTGACTGACCGAAACGCGTTGCTAAAAAGGGCATTTGCAGCCAAATGAAGAGTTTTCCCAGTCCATACGCGCGCGCGTAGTAAAGCCTGAAATAAACAGACCGAATTAATGAGCATGTTACGTTTTGTCCGTTCATAAAAACGCGCACGGGAATCTGTGTACGTACCTGTCAACAGCCATGGCGACCAAATGCGAAATAACCTGCCCATTTGTTGACAATTATTTCCAGTTTGGAGACATTTTTGCGTACTTGTACATGTATTTGTCAACATTGAATGCGAACAAATACGAACCACCGTAAAAACGACTGTATGAAATCTATTTCAAGCTCTTTCCGGCTGCGGCCAGTTGATAACGACTCCTTTCATGATCAGCCGCCGCAGCATTGAATCCGCCCACGACGGGTTTATCGGTTGGTGGCACTCGAAAACGCTATGTGATTGATGACCCTCAACTGTATCTGTTGCTTTCCGAGTATGAACGGATCATCAACCACCTGCAAGTGATGCCCTTTATCCACGAGCAGGATCCCCCCGAACGGCGCCGACTTCGCAAGGAGAATGCCGCTCTGATTCTGGAAGGACAGGAGCGGCTCCGGCAGGCAAAAGCTTTTTATCACATCAAAATCTAACCAGACTATGCCCGCTCCCGGGGGAAATACCTATGCTCGAAATAACCAGGGCGGTCGGCCGTCGAAGTATCAGGAAACGTATGCGCAACTAGCCTACCATTACTGCCTGCTAGGGGCTACCGACAAGGAGTTGGCCCATTTTTTTGACGTAGGGGTTTCCACGATTTATTACTGGAGACGTCGCTATACGGGCTTTTCAGATGCGGTTAAACAGGGTAAAATGGTGGCTGACGCGAAAGTTGCCCGGGCTCTATTTCAAAGAGCAATCGGTTACGAGCATCCGGAAACCCGGTTTTTTGTGGTATCGATCGGTGATTATCAACAGGAAATCGTAAAACGGGAGACCATCAAATCCTATCCACCCGATGTAACAGCCCTGAAGTTCTGGCTGACGAACCGGCAGCCTCAGCTATGGCGGGATAGACCCGCCGTCGATTTGACCGGGAACGGAACCCGGTTTATTCGTCGGGATGAGCTAACCGGTGCTATTATCATTGACATACGGGAAGAGAAAGCAGAATATTCGATGAGATAAACCTGTCCTCAACTCATTTTTCACTTTTTATTCAACCCATCATGGATCACTATTTTCGAAATGCCCTGGAAGAAGGGCTGATTAAATCCGCTACGCTGCCGGGTGGCCAGTCGTTTTTTATCGATAATATCCAGTATTACGAAGTCACTGAGGCCGGCATGAACCTGTTCAAAAACCGGTTTCATGCGTTTACCGATACGCTGCGCCTGCATGATTCGCTGAAAGTGAATGATGAAATGCTGACGACCTCATTAGCCATTATGCGGGATCAGCTGCGCACGGCGATGGCGCAGATCAATCGGGATCCGGTTCAGGTAATGGACAACCTGGCCAGTGCGCTCAATACCCTGGAACGGTTGCAGCAACGCCGGGAATTTGCCCTCGACGTGGCGGAAGTCTTCGATATCGTCAGTGTGTTTTACCTATCCGAAGAAGAGGACCCCCGAATCGTCGATCCGGTAATCAACCGGCGCAAGATCAATCACTGGATTCAACATACCGAGCTGTATCCCCAGTTTTTAAGACTCCAGATCGATCGGTTTGTGCCTCTTAACGAATTAACGGATCCGCAGAATCTGGGAAAGCTGCAATCGATGAATGATGATGAGCTGATCGATTTAAGCATCATTCAGAAAAAGGCGGTGCCCTTTGAGTTATCCGACGAAACCAGGGCCCTGATTGGTGACCGCATGTCCAATCTAAAGCATTACCAGCAACTAATCGATGACATGAAGTCGGGTCGGTATCCATCCCATTCGTAATGAATAGTCCACTTGTGTAATCAACAAAAATGATCAAAGCCTTTAAAGAAGCACTGGAAAACGGGCAAATCCAGCCCGTCGTTTGGCCGGACGGTAAACCCTTCGTCATCGATGGCGTCACCTATTACCAGGCCAATAACAGCGGCATTGATATGGCGATGGGCCGCTTCCACAGTCTGGGCGATCTGCTGCGGAAACACGATAGTCTGAAGCTGTCCGATGAGATGCTGACCACCGCAATCGTTGCGATGAAGGATCAAATCCGGACTGCCATGGCCCGGCTGAGTGAGGAGCCCGAGGAAGCGGAAGATACCATTCGGTTTGCCCTGACCACGATTGAACGCATGCAGCAACGCCGGGAATTCGGCATGGATATCGCCCAGGTGTATGAGCTGGCAGCCATCTGGTTTTTCTCTGAGCAGGAAGACCCGGCCGTCGTCGATTCGGAGTTGAATCGGCAGAAGATTGCCGCCTGGATGCAGCATCCGATGCTTTATGCTTTTTTTTTGAGCAGGCCACTCAGTCATTTCGTACCCTCTCAGCGGCTTGCCAGCGAAGATACCCTGAGCTTTATCAACAAGCTGAACCTACAGGAGCTATTGGACTGGAAGATCACCCTGCTCAAGTCACCGCAATTTGGTCTGACGCCCGCTACGATACGCATTATCGAATTGCGGGTGGAGACCCTGCTCGCCTGGACTGGTTTGATCGATGTACTGTTGAGAAGTACCACAGCTACATCGCCGGATGGGTCAGAGATGAGCGCCGAAAAGCCACCGAAATAGAGCAGGCCCTGGCCAAACAGAACCGGCAACAGTCCAGCCGGGAAGAGTAACCCAAATTGAAAATACCGCAGCGAGTCGTAGCTGGTTATGAATCGACACCAACCGAACCAATTGATTAACCCGAATCGGACATCACCACCGTAAACCAAACCCGGTATGTCCGTCAGAGAAGAGAATATCAGGCTGCGGATTCAGGCCACGTCTGAATTGCCTGTTGTTGCCGATCAGTATAATGAACTGATCAAATTAACCCGGCTGCTGGCGCAGCAAATCGCCATTCAAACCGGCGAACAGCGGGCCCAATCGGAAGCCCAGATCAAAGCCATCAGTGGCGTCACCGATGCGTTAGGCAAACAGCGATCGGCGGTCAAACAGAGCGATGACGAGCTGAAGAACGTTGATAAAACGTTTGACAAAATCAACAGGCAGGTCCGGGACTTCGCGACGTTGGTGGGCACTGCATTTACGATCAACGAGATTAAGAATTTTGGCATGGACGTTATCGATGCCAAAACCAGGATCGACTCGCTGAAAATTTCCCTCGATGTCATGCTCGGTTCGAAAAAGGAATCGACGGTCTTATTCAATGACATTGTGGCCCTGGCCAAGAAAACGCCCTTCTCCCTCGACGAGGTAGCCGAAAACGTCGTCAAACTCAAGGCTTACAATATTGCTACGAAGGACCTCATTCCGACGGTTGAGGCATTGGGCAACATGGCAGCCGCGGTTGGCAAGGATAAACTGCCCCAGCTGACCTTAGCCTATGGCCAGGTGATGAACCTGGGTAAATTGATGGGAACGGAAACCCGGCAGTTCGTCGAGGCTGGTATTCCGCTGTATGATTTGTTGGCGGATTCGATGAAGAAACCCAAGGAGGAGGTCATCAAGCTGGCGCAGGCGCATCAAATCATGGCATCGGATGTGCAGAAAGCCATTATGCAAACCTCGGAAGTCGGCGGACGCTATTATAATATGATGCAGCTCCAGAGCAAGACGTTGGGCGGTCAGGTTTCCAACTTAGCGGACACGTTTTTCGTAGCGAAGGCTCGTATTGGTGATTTCTTTGAAGATGAGTTGAAGGCCGGTATCAAGACCACCGGGGACTTGATTACGGCCCTGATGGGCTCCGATAGTGCGATTAAGCGGACGACGACGACCATCACTGCGATTATTTCCGCCTTTACCACCTGGCGACTGGCCACCATTGCCCAGAATACTGCATCCACTGCCTTGACTGCGGTAAAGGCAACCGCACAGGTGGTTTATGGCGCGTATTTACTGATTGTCCAACGGGTCACGACCCAACAGAATACCCTGACCGCAGCGCAATTGGCCGCTACGACAGCCACCCGGGGATTATGGGCAGCCCTTTCCGCCAATCCGCTCGGTTTGATTGTCTCGATCATCGGTACCGTGATTACCGGTATTCTGGCGCTGGATGCGGCTACGCAGGACGTAACGGCCACGATGGGTGAGATGGAATACCAGGTTAAAAAAGAACAGTCTGAATTGATGGGTCTGGCACAACGCGCGATGTCGGCTGCCGAAGGCACCTCGCTGCGAAAAGATGCCCTTGACCTGTTAATTGCCAAGTATCCGGAGTACTTCCGGGGGCTGGATTCCGAAAAAACGAGCAACAGTCAGTTGAAGATGATTCTGGATCAGGTCAACATCAGCTATCAGGAGCGGATCAATCTGGCCCGGGATGCGTACCGAATCGAATCACTGACCACCAAACAACGGGAGCTATTCGAGAAAGAAGCCGCTTTGATTGCCAAACTGCCCCAGGATGTGCAGAACATGATCGGCGGGAGCCTGAAAAACCTGCTGGAGATGTGGCAAGGGGGCATGATCGAAGGGTCAAAAGCCTTCCGCAATGAGAGCCGTAGTCTGATGGATCAGGTTTTTGGTCTCAATCGGCAGATTTCACTGGAAACCATTAACGAGATTGTCACGGGTCAGGAGAAAATTCAGTACGAACTGGGCAAGTCGGCTGAAAAAATCAAGGCCCAGAAAGAAAAGGAACGGATTGCCGAAATCGGGCAGATCAACGCGACCGCCGAAGCGTTACGCCAACAGGCTCAGGGCAACAGTGAGAAAATTATTAAGATTAATGCCGACGAAAAGGCAGCTATAGCCAAAGCCAACGGTGAACACCGGGAACAGGAGTTCGCAGCTACCAATTCGGCAACGGAAAAGAAGAAAGTACAGGTCAGTAATGAAGCCATTGAGATCATGAAGATCAAATCCAGGGCGGGTGAGCGGTCGCTGGAAGATCAATTGAAATTGCTGGAGGCCGAACAGAAAATACGGATTGATGCTATTAACAAACTGGAGATATCCGAGAAAGAAAAGGCCAAACGTATTGAGAAGGTCGTGCTGGAAACCCAGCCGAAGATCGATGCCCTGAAAGCTGATCTTCAGCTAAAAAGCGTCAGTGCTACCAACATCGCCATCGAGAAGATGGAAGCGGAGTCAGGCGAACGATCGTTGAAACAACAAATGCAGCTGCTGGACAAGAAAGAGCAGTCGGAAATCGAAACGATCAATCGCAGTAAGATTGCTTATGAAGAAAAGGAAAAACAGATTAAGGCCATTATCGATAAATACGAGCCTGACCACAAAGCACTTCGTCTGAAGTATGAGGAGATTAAGAATCAGGAGCTCATCCAGGCTCAGAATAAGCATCAGGATGCTATTAAGGTTCTAACGGCTCAGCGGCTGGAAGCGGAGACTATCCTGGAACGCATCAGTAGTGCCAAAACACAGGAGGAGCGATTGGCCCTGATCAAAGAGTATGGCAAAAAGGCTACGGATGAGGTCAAAGAGCAGGCTCTGGTGCAATTGAAGATTAATCTGGATGCGGCTCAGAAACACCTGGATCAGGTGACCATCACGGAAAAGGGGAAAGGGGAAGTCTACGAAAAAGCCCTTAAGCAACGCAATGAAGCCGAGGCTAAATACGAAACCGCTCGCACCCAACAGCAGGTTAAATCCGCGAGTGAAGGCGTCGAATTAATCAATTCTACTGAAGAGAAAATTCGCCATATCCGTCAGGAAACCTACGAACTGGAGAAGCAGAACATCGAAAAAGATCGAGAGTTTCGCAACAATGCCATAAAGCAGATTATGGACCTCTATGGGCAGACCAATCCCATTGTCGCCCAGTTTGGACAAGGTATCCTAACGGTCATCAATAACCTGGACCTGTTGACCGGCAAAAGCCGGGAGAAAGCCCAGCAACAGGTCACTGACTATCAGAATACCCTCACTCAGTTGGAGGAGCTGGATAAACAAAGCGCGGGTCGAACCCAGGCGCAAATTGAGGAAACGAAGGTCAAAATCGGGGAAACCAAAAAACTGATTGCCAACGCAAAAGCCGAATTAAAGGATACCGAAAAGCTTTCGTTTGATACCACGATGTCCATTGTGGCCATGGCGGTTCAGATCCTGCAAACGGTGGTCAACGCCATCAACGAATCCATTGCTGCTACCTTTCAGGCGATTGCCGATGCCTACGGACGGATTCGGGATATGACAACGGACTACTATGATTCGATGCGGGAAGCGAACCGTAATGCGTTAGATCTGGAATTGGCGAATTATCAGGGTACCTATGCGCAGAAAGAGCAGATCATCCATGCCTTTTACGAAGAAGAGAAGCGGATCGCCGAAGGGAAAGATAAGCTCGACCTGCAACTGTGGTATGCCCAGCGCGTGGCTCAGATCAATGCCGATGCCGGTACCAACATCAAGAAGTTCCTTCAGGACATGGAGCAGTTGCAACGGGAACGGATTCAGAAGGAAAGCGAGATGGAGATTGCCGGTGTCCAGCAAAAACTGGAACAGGCTGAGCGGCTAAAGGATATGAAAATCGAGTATCTCAAGCAGGAAATGGAGGCTTTCAAACAGGCCAAAGAGCTGGAGATATCCGAAGCCGAGAAAGCCCGTGACGCCAAAGCTGACTTGTTAAAAACCGAGCTCGATAACTTCAAAGCGGCCAAACAAGCCGAAACCGACGAGCTAAATAAGCAACTGGCTGCCCAGAAAGAAGCAACCAATCAGTTTTATTCCGATAAGCAGCTTCGCTTGCAGGAAGATACCATTTACCGGTCTCAACTGCTGGCCGAAGGCGAGGCCCGGGAAGTAGCGGCCCTGGAAGCCGCCAAACAGCGGGAACTGGCACGCGCTTCCTCCGCCGATGAACGGACTCAGATCCTGAATGCGTTTGAAAAACTGATTGCGGACAAGCATGCGGAGTATCAAACGGCGATCGGGGATAAAACCAAAGAAATCAGCCTGGCCAATCAGGAAGCCAAAGCGCAGGAAGCGGATAAAATCAAAGGGCTGGAAAAAGAGACGGCCGATGCGGTTTCGGTTTTGAAAGATCAGATGGCAGCCAAGGATAAAGAGACCCAGGAACTGATCAAAAAGAATCAGGAAGAAACGGCCGCGGTGATCAATGCCCTCAAAGACCAGATTGCGGCGAAGGACAAGGAAACCTCCGAGCAGATTAAAGCGGAGAACCGATCCTATGCCAAACTGAGGATTGAACTGGAATTTGAGATATTGGACATCAAGAAACAGACCATGATTGCCGAAATGCGCGCTGAACAAGCCCTGCTACGCAGTAAACGCTGGTTCATCAATAAGAACCGAATCAATGATGCGATCAACGAGATTGAGGAACAAATTAATTCGCTCAATGGCACCGGTGGTCGCAGTGAGGTTATTGAGAAGATGGAGCATCAGGAGCAATTGACAGCTGAAATCGAATCGTTGAAGCAACAAAAAGCCCAATTTGACCAAAAACTGCAAGAACAGCAGTCGAAGATCAGGGAAAAACAGAACCAGGTTAATGCTGCGGAGTCCTCCGGTCAGGATGCGACATCGCTCAAAAATGATTTGGCAACGTTGAAGGCAGATGAAGAGGTGATTAAAAAGTGGATCAACGCCACCATCAATGATATCGTAGCACGGGAAGAGGAATTGAAACGAATTGGCTTCGTCACTGGTACGGAATTCGTCGATCGGGAAGGAAATCATGCCAATGGGATCGATACGGTACCGGCCATGCTGACCCGAGGAGAACGGGTATTGACCGTCGATCAGAATCAGGCACTGGGTGGAATCGGCAATGAGGAGTTGGTCAACCGTTCCAAATTCTTTGAAAAGCTGGCCAGCGAATACCCTAAGTTGATGAATCCGATCGATTGGAAATCCATTGCCAGTATGCAGATTGGTTTACCGGCGGATGTACTGAGTGGCAACAGTGGCGGTGCCGTGTTCGATGTCAGTGGTTTACGGGATGACTTAGCCAGTGTTCGTCAGGCAATTGAATCCAATCAACGGGCCGTCGAAAAAAAGGAGTTGTTGCAAATACAGATTGACAAAAACGGTTTTGCTACTGCCCTGGTTGGCGCCCAATCTAAAACCAACTATTACCAAAATCTGTTAAGCCGTTAGTTCGAGAAGCTGAATATTTGCTTAAAAGCAAAATAAACCCGGGTCGTGATCACCTACCCACCTTGTATGATCACGGTCCGGGTTTTCTATTAATTTTATAATGAGGCCACGGCCAGTACATCAAATGTGCCTGACACCTGTGGGTGTTTGTTGGTGATATCAGTGCCATCCCCGCCCAGTGGTGCATTAAAATTGCCGCAGATCCGGTAAGGCGAATAGGTGCCTTCCTGACGCATAGTTGTTGAGGATTCGACGGTCAAACTGCCTTGTTCGGTATTGTAAAGCTGGGGCCCAGGCAGATTTAACACCAGGTCCGAAATTTCACCACGCGGATTGGATCTATCAGACCCAACGGAAATCTACCAGCATTCACGTTTTTCAAGATTGGTTTTCATCTTCCAATTTCTTTCGGGTGTCCTTTATAGCCTCCTCAACGGAATGGGACCGACGTAAATCCGAGGTCCTTTTCGTTAGCTCAGCCATTGCACAGTAGTGGTCATAGAGAATATTTAATTCTTCTTCGCTCAGGTTTTCACTGGCAACCAGTCGGTTACTGGCACCCTTCGTAGCAGCTATCAATTCGTTGAGCTTCAATTGCACCGATAACGATTCTTTATTCTGTGCTTTCTGAATTAGAAAAACCATTAAAAAAGTGACAATCGTTGTTCCGGTATTGATCACTAATTGCCAATCCTCCGAGTAATTGAAGATCGGCCCGGTTATCGCCCAGACCAGGACCGTGCCTAGGGCCCATAAAAAGGCCGCAGATGAACCTGCGGCTTTTGCAACTTTGGAAGAAAAATTTTCAAGATACCCTTTACCAGAACCTGCAGATGAGGTCCTTTTCGTTTCCATTTTCATACCGTTTTAGTTTACATACTCCAATAATATATTCACTCAATTAAGATTTAACCCGACCGTAACGCCCAGCCAGGGTTTGTTTTGATACATCCAGATCGTCCGGTTTTTGTCCAGAAGGTAATCATAACCAAGCGCCAGTCCCAAACTAACCGTCCTGTAGCCAAAAATAGCCGCCAAACCGTAGCTCAGGCACGCTCCTTCATACTCATCCTGAACCAGGTTTGCCGTCGAAAAGGGCCGAATTGTCGTTGCCGAAATTCCAACCAACCCTCCGGCACCGATACTATACGACCGAATTTCAGAGCGTTGTTGGTGGTGGTAAAAAACATTCCGCTGAAATCCCTGGTCGTAACGCAGACCCATATACACCGCGGCATTGGCACTTGTGATCAGCTCGGCTGGCTGCCTCTGCTGACCGATTCTGTATTTAAAAGGAATGGTGATCAGGTCCGTATCGAAGGAGGTGAAATGATACTGAAACCAGCCACTTTTCTCGTCAACCGCTGTTTTTTTTAGCCGGGCATTGACAAAAAATACAAGCGTTGAATCCGATACATCAATGGTTTCAGGGCGGCCATCGTTGGCCGGTAATGAGGTTTTTATCAATTCCACAAACAATGTATCATTTTGTAGGTAGAGAGCTGCTGTGACCGGTTTTGTTAGTCTTTTGTTTTGGTTACGATTCTGTTTATCAGAATAAAACAACGACTGATTTCTGTTCACTACAAAAGTCTGGTCCAGTTCCTGAATGCTCCGACGACTGTGCTGAATTCGCGTACATCCGCCGGTTATCATTCCCAGCCAACAACCCGCCCATACCAATCGAAACCCAATAGCGTAAATTTGATCATTCATGGTATGAAACTTGTTTCTATCAATCGGCGCATTGAATAACACTCACAAAATTTTCAGATAAAGTATTACGGAAACAATTCATCCAAACAACCGGCGAACATTCGATTTGTTCATCTGAGGAAGTGTTATTTCGAGGCTTTGCAGAACCCAGGAATTACGGATCTTCTATTAAACTCGGTCAAGGATTTGAAGGAACTGGAAAATGAGCTACTCGAGCTAATGCCCCATTTTGAGAAAGAGTGGGCAATGATCAAAAATTAGTATAGGATGACAAAGTAGTCAACGAAAGCATACGAAGTGGATCGCCGTCCGGATAGCAGAATTGAGCTAATGTGAAATCCTTTTGTCCTGCTGGATTGAAAAGCCTCAGGAAAGCAAGTAGTACAAGCGCCGGTACGGGAAAAGCGAAACGGCGATTCAGATTGAGCTACTGCACAACCATCGGCACGATCTGGAGAAGGTACTCATCGTTATTATCCAACGAAATGAAGGAGCCGTGAGATCAGTCGAAACGCCTGTGAGGCTGGTATTACCAAAATTGTTTCTGAGATACCACAGGTAATCAAATCGCGGCGAATGGTTGCTTGGCTTTTTCCAAGGGTTTGTAGATAAATTGTGGCAGTTGGCTGTCGAGATCAATAGCCCAGCAATCTTTATTAGTGTACATTAATCCCGAATCACAGAACTGCTTTGCTTCTGCTTCCGTTTCAACAAAGCCAATTTGTTCGTAACCAACAGCGCAATCATCACGCGTCTCATCGGGCTTCAAACGTATTTGCGAAATTAAGTAGATCGTTTTCATCGAGGTGGAAATGTCAAATGGGATAAAAGAGTTTTTACCCTCTTAACCCGATTATACACTGAATGGTTAGCTAAACTCTGGTGCTATGTTGAGGCGCAAGTAAATAAAATCGGTGGTCTAGTCTCTGAATGAAACTTTTTACACCAATGGGCGGGGAAGCTTTAAGAGGAACTGGATAGTCATACAAGTTTTAACGCTTCTTCAGGGATTATACTTTACAGTTTAGTAACCGGTAAATAAACATTAAAGTTGCTCCCTGCCTGGTTGACTCGAAGCGGTAATGGTTCCGCCGTGATCGGTAACCACTTTTTCGTAGATCGCTAATCCAATCCCAGTCTAGGGAAATTGCCCTTGCCGTGCAGCCGCTGAAAGACCTGAATTATGCAACCTAAATGCTATTCATCAAACCCGATCCCATTATCTGTTATTTCCATATGCTAGTATTCATCCGCTTGGCAGGCGGGTTTCATCTAGGAAGGTAATGTGGTATATGGCACGAACCTAATTCGTGGCTTTACATCTGTCCGGCGAAATTTAAGGGCATTACTCATTAGGTTTTGAAATGACTGACCCAGTTGGGTCGTATCTCCCTAAACCTAAACCATTGGTAGAGGTTCTACTTTTACATGGGCCCCAATGCTAAGTTACCAAATGTTGTTGCGGGTCACCAGTGGCCTGAAAAGCGTCACGGTAAAGGTGTTGAAGCAGTAGCAGGTAAATTATCTTACTGGGGGCGACGCTGATCGGTGATCTGCGTCGTTCTGGTTTGTCAATTGGAGTAAAAAGCGTGTTCTACTCGCTGTGGAACTAATTAGTAAGCCATGTATGGATGATGTATTCGGCAAGCTTTTTCAGATCCTCCTGTGAATTAGGCTTTACTAAAAAACCCGCTGCTCCAGCTTCAATTGCTTCCTGCTGATGCTTTTTTGATTCGATCCCGGCAATAATAACTACCGGTATGCCCTGACAGCAGGGATGTGATAGAAAGGTTGGCAGCCAATCCGTTCCGGTTTGATTTGGTAAGTGGTAATTCAGCAAAATCAACCGGAATTTTGTTCCAGCTGTATAGGCTTCTAAAAAGGTCGGGGCAGATGGATACCAGAACAGTTCGGTATCTGGACGTAATTCCTGGAAAATAAGTCGAAAAAACAATACATCTTCGTCATCATCGTCAATTATCACAATTCCACTTTTCATATTGGCATGAAAGAAACTGGTAGCAACTATTTGTTTATAATGCGTTTAGAATGTCAAATGTTTTGTCATATTGCCAAAATGCTCTAATTTTCATCAGGGAAGCTTGAAGTTGGTACTCATTTAGCTTACCGCTCTCATTGCCTAATCGAATACAAATTGCCAATCATCAGCTGGCATCGGCGGTTTCGCTTCCAATCCTCATTACTGATGGCCACTGCTACTTCCCTTTCCGCTCACAACCCAAAAAATTCACAATCCCGGTGGTTGAAGATGATGTCGATGAACAGCAAATTATTCAATTGGCTATTGATAAGACAATTAGCCAGGCTGAACTAATCGTAACTCATAGTGTACTGGAATCATTGGATTATCTACATCAATGCTCTGCACCACCCATGGTCATCGATTACCGCAGCTTATGCAGTTGGATTTATGCCTATCGCACTGGAAAGATGGCTGGCTCCTGCTATGGGCTCTATTTGATTAATCTTGCCGCCAATTTAATAGAAACCATTCCATGCGCTTAATAAGCCGGTTTGGTTAATAAGTTAAGACGCAGTATATCATTGTTCCATTAAGTATTATTTGGGCAAATAAACCGAGAAAGTGGATCCCTGCCCAAGCTGGCTTTTGGCTTTAATGACTCCACCGTGGTTGTTAACAACCCGCTCACAAATAGCCAACCCGATTCCGGTCCCAGCAAATTCACCTTTACCATGCAATCGCTGAAATACCTGAAAAATGCGATCTACATATTTTTCATCAAAACCAATCCCATTATCAATTACATCTATTTGGTAGTACTCATTCGCCGGCCGGACGGGCTTCACCGATGGCGGTAAGTCCAAATACCGAACCTTAGCGGAGCGGATTGTAATTTGAGGAACAAGCTCAGTCCGGCGAAATTTAAGCGCATTGCCAATCAGGTTCTGAAACAATTGCCCCAGTTGGGTCGCATCCCCACCCACTGTGGGCAATGGCTCGACGGTCACCTGCGCCTGGGCTTCCTGAATTGCGATGTCCAGGGTTGTTAGAACCTGATCAACAATATCGGCAAGGGAAACCGCCGTACTCATGTGCAGCTGCGTTGATATGCGTGAAAAGTTTAATAAGTCCCTAATTAGCTGCGACATCCGACTGGCAGCCGATTGCATACGCTCCAGGTAATTAATCCCATCCCCCAGTCCTTCCCGGTAATTGCCTTTGAGCAAATCACCGAACTGCTGAATCTTCCGCAGCGGTTCCTGTAAATCGTGGGAAGCCACATACGCGAATGTCTGGAGGTTTTCATTCGAGCGAATTAATAGCCGGTTTGCTTCTTCCAGTTCCTCGTTAAGGGCCACATATTCTTCGTTACTAGCCGCCAATTCTTCATTACTGTTTGCCAGGTCACTATTGCTAAGTTTTAATTGTTCCGCAAGCATACGATAGCGGTCGTTGCTTTCCTGTAATGCTCTTTCAGCCTCTTTTCGCTCGGTCAGGTCACGCGTTACCTTGGAAAACCCAACGAGCACCCCGGCGGTATTATAAACCGCCGTAATCAGGATATTGGCCCAAAACAGACTGCCATCTTTCCGCAGCCGCCAGCCTTCTTCCTCATATTTGCCCACTTCCCGGGCCATTTTTAATTCCATGGCAGGCTTGCCATTGAGCAGGTCTTCTTCGGGATAAAAGATGGTAAAGTATTTACCAAGAATCTCCTCTTCGCTGTATCCGTTGATTCGTCGGGCACCTCCGTTCCAACTCACTATGCGACCTTTCTCATCGAGCATGAAGATTCCATAGTCGATCACCTGCTCCACCAGAGAACGATACCGCTCCTCGCTTTGGCGCAAGGTCTCCTCAATTTGTTTTCGTTCGGTTAGGTCGCGGGTGACTTTGGAGAAACCGATATGTCGATTATATTCATTAAAGAGTGCTGTTATGACCACGTTGGCCCAGAAAACCGTTCCATTCTTTCGCACGCGCCAGCCTTCTTCTTCGTACTTGCCGGTTTGAATGGCAATCTTCAGTTCCCGCTCGGGCTTTCCGTCTTCCAGATCTTCCCGGGTATAGAAAATAGAAAAGTGCTGGCCAATGATCTCACTGGTAACGTAACCCTTAATACGTTTGGCTCCCTCGTTCCAAGTTTGAATATGGCCCTCGGTATTCAGCATAAAAATAGCATAGTCCCTGACCCCTTCAACCATTAGCCGAAACTGTTCTTCTCTTGCCCGTAACTCAAGCAGTTGATTCTTTCGGTCTGAATCATCCCGAAGCAGACAGCTATAGCCCATCAGGACCTGCTGTTCATCATCGTAAAAGGGAGTCAAGGTCATTTCGGCCCAGAATGCGCTCTGATCCTTTTTTACTTTCCATCCCCGGGTAATCAATTTTCCATTTCTGCCAGCCTGGCTTAGCTCATACTGGGCTTTAATCAGATCCTTTTCATTCGGGTAAATCAACGAAATCGGTTGATTTAGCAATTCATGGACCTGGTAACCAGTAAGGGCTGTGGCCACTGAATTGGCGTAGCTGATGTAACCATTGGGATTCAGTATAAACACGCCTTCGCTGACACGTTCAAAAAGTGAGTATTGGGTAGACATGGCAAAAGCAAAAATCTACAGGGCTATTTTCGGGCCGAAAGTAACTAAATATTGATTGGAAGCGTCGAGGTGGTATTGAACCGTTCCGTAATCCTTTTTTATGGTATCCTTTGAGTCTAGTGCAAGTAGCCAGTTATTCCTGAAATTAGGATTCTAAGTTTTACAGTTGCGAGCCCCAACCAGAATGATATTCAGTCCCTGATTTTTTATTCAAAAAGCTTTGAAATGACCATCGACGTTCTGAATCACTGCATAAGAACGGGCTTGATCATGCGGAGGCTGTTAAATTCGGAGTACGTCCGCACATCTTCGGCTGGAATGCGGCCCCGGTCGATCCAGTTAGTTACAACGTTGGTGCGCTTCAGGTTGTGCCGCCGGGTGTATTCCGCAATCGTGATCCATTCGGTTGTATCCACTTCCCGCCCTGGCTGTTTTACGGACATCGCTAACGCCTGACGATTCATCACAATGAAGGTGCTTAAACCCTGAGACTCTAGCGAGTTTATCCGAATGGCAGTAACAAAACCCGACATGAGCTGTGTCGGGTTTTGTTATTTGGATGTTAAATTTAAATAAATACTGCTGGCTAAAAGTTAATATTCGACTTAAGTATCAATCCTTAGCTTTGTATGGCCCGTAAGACCTTAATCTGATTCAGACCCCTCTTGTGGTCGGTGATATGGAAAGAGGCAGGGCCGCTATTTCTAACCTGGGGTAACTGGCACAGTTGGTCGGCCCCTTTAGGCGATGTCGGACTTATTTGGGTTTCTGTCTGCCCTTCTTCCCGGGATTGCGAATCAGGTATTTGCTCAGTCATGTATGTGTCTGTCTTTGGTCCGACACATCATTACCTAATTAAGCTTGATAAAAGTGTTCGCAATAAGCGGTTGAAGGGTGGGTTTATTCTGGCTGGTCATCCTTTTATGCATATAAACAGCACACCATGCAGTCTTTATCTTCTTCATCGGCTGAGTCTGGCCTACTGGCTGAGAAATTTCACGAAAGTGGCATTAATGGTTTTTTCAGGATTATGTCGGCTAATCTGCATCAGCAGAACGGTTTAGCTGATCGAAAAGCCAACATTATGATTTCAATAAATACGGTTGTTCTCTCCCTGTTGATTGGCTCGATGGCCCGTAATATCGAATACTGGCAAAATCTGCTGTTACCCATTACCTTCTTAGTGTCAACGTCTTTGACAACTACGGTTTTTGCCGTCCTAGCCACCCGGCCCCGACTCATTCGGGGGCACGTATCGAAGGAAACTATCCAAAACCGGACGGCTCAGCTCCTTTTTTTTGGTAATTTCACTACGCTTTCGCTTGAAGAATACGAGGAGACGATGATGACCGTTCTTAAAGACGACGATTACCTGTATCGCAGCGTTTTACGGGATTTTTACGCACAAGGCGTCATCTTAAACCGGAAGTACAGGTTGCTTCATCTATCATACAATGCGTTCTTATTCGGGATGATAACATCAGTCGTTTCGTTTGGGGTTTGGCTTTGGGTGTCCAAAATTTAAATGGTTGGCCAGCAACCGGCAGGATTGCTTTTGCTGCGGGTCAGCAGTGGCCAGAAAAGCGTCACGGTAAAGGTGTTGAAGCATTAGAATACACCAAGTTAATTAGAAAGGCGCAGGTCGGTGATCTGCGCCTTTCTGTTTTTGCTGCCAAAGTTTGTCAATCGACGGTGTTTTAAATGTCCCCAATTCGACGAATTATGTCCCGAATCTGACAGTCTATCAGCATGCAAAAAGGCATCTTTGACCTTCGTTCTTAACCGCGTCACCCATGCACCCACACCCTTTTGCATGGGACGACTCACATCAAGGATGCATTGGTGCCTAATAAGTGCGAACCGCTAATTATCTCTCATCTTACTAAACCTCAATTACTGACCGGTATGAAAACAAAATTAACACGGGCCGCATATTCTTTTTTATGCTTTGCCATTCTCATTGGGTTATTTGGGAGTTGCAGTATTCAGGACCACGATCCAAACACCTGCTCTGAAGTAGAAGCCTTGTTAGCAAGTTGTACCGCTGGTTATGCGGTTTTCGTGACCATTAACACAAGCACGAATGACCCAATTGGAGGGAGTGGTGAAAAATTGGTAGTGATGCCGGGTGACATCACGCAGGGGCAAACAGGCTGTCTTTATAAAGGAAATAGTATACAAGGATTTGGGGATGTAAATAACCGGAGTTTGCTGGTTACCAAACCCGGATTTCAAATTGAATACCGGTGCGGTATTTAATGATAGTAACTATTCCTTTTACAGGCTGCCTGGTTGTATTGAAACTAGCAGTGATTACCTAATTTAAGTACGACCAGTCAGGATCCTCCGAAAAACAGTTTTCCTCCTTGCCTGCAATTTGTCGTGATGTTATTAGTCGGACTATTTGTTAATAAATAAATGAAATTATAGTTGAGGTACCTGCCAGAAAACTTGTCTAGTCCAAGGAGGTGCTTTCATCCTCGAAATAGAGATGGTAGGTAAACAGAGCCTTGCTGATTAGCGGGGCTCTGTTTTATTGGGACGGTAATGTGACTGAGAATCGGAGGTTATTTTGACTGGCAAATGGATAATGGCAGTTGTCCAACTTAGAAAGAGTTACTTTCGTGTAAACTACAATTCAGCTTTCCACAAGACCAAGCTTCGCTTACAAATGACTGTACATGTAGGAGATGTTATCAAAATAAGACCATCCATTTTTCAAGACGAATTTGAATGTATGCAGCGAGGTTTAGTTTGGGCAGATAAATACCTATATGAAGACCTGATTGATTCTGTCTGCTTGTACCTTCCCACGTTGAATCAAGCTGGTGACATGGCCAAAACATTTTTTGGTTCTTCTTTAAGTCGGGTAGTTAATATAGAATTGGATTTGGATGGAAATCCACTCATTGTCAGAACTACTAAATTTGAAATACTTTTTCAAAAAGCTCTTGCTAACGGTGACATCGAATTGGTGTCATTTAACGGAAAATATTACAAGGATTTCAAATCAGAAGAAGAACTTATTAGCAATATAGATTTTATTGAATCTGAATATTTGAAAGGCCTTTTTAATGTCATTGAACGGGAGAATAATAAGTTAGATTTTTACAAAAATGGACTGTATTGCATGATTATGGAAGGCAAATGGACAATGAAGCTTAACTAAGTCCAAAATCGTGTTCATCAAACGAGTGGTTTGTGAATCGGAGGTTTCTTGACTCAGTAGATGATTAGCATATTGAACTTGTAATGACATAGCCTTAGAATGGGCTATTTATTGTAAATCGCAATGCAAGAATTTCCTGAGGATTTTGAATTGATAAGCTTTTTTGAAATAGAACCTGAAGTTTTAGATCCCGATCTTCCTTGGTTCTACAATACTATAACCTTCAAAAAGATAATTGAAAATGAAACCCTTTATTGTTCATTTTCACCCGCATATGGTGATTTGGATTTAACGCTTTTACATAATGAACAACCAAAAATTGTGCTCACACCTAAACTTATGGTAATTAACTATTCGAAGAGTGGATTAGATTTTCTTCTATTCATCATCTTTGAAAAGTTTTACTGCATGACACATAATCCATGAATATTCTCCGCCATATATAAATCATAAATTCCCTTTTTCGGCTCAATGCATATAGTTGTTTGCTGATCATAACTATAACAGTGAACGTCTAAGTAATTTACTGGCGCTACTTTAGTACCGTTTATAATTGGGGGGTTAGCTCTTCTCGAATGTAAGACCAAATTGTAGTAATGCCCTTTAACTAGTTCACGACAATTGGGTGCTGCTATGCTTTCCTTTCGTACAATTATTTTATATAGACTATCTTGTTTTGAAGCATATATAATATTCCAATTATTTACTGAATGTATGTTTTTAATCAGGTACAGATCGCTTGGTGTAGCCTGACCAAAACAGATATAAACTTCGCAAAGAAGCCAAATGATAAGTAGTGATCGCCGGTTCATTTTTGTTGTAGCAGTGCGAATTACATTGCCCAAGTTAACTAAATACCAATTCTAAGCAAGTGAGTCAAATAAAAGAGTGGTTTGTGATTGGGACGGTTTATTTACTGGATTGAATAAAAGTGCGTTTAAACCAGAAGTGGAGGTCGATGCCGAAAAAGCAAAGTTTGTAGCAGTATGATTCCGGGCCGCTCCACCATTGTTGGATACCGATAATCACCCACTGGCTGGGCCTATAGTAACGCCAGTGCCGCCAATGATTCATCACTGAGAACCGGTCAAATCGAGTAATGTATCTGCTTTTCATTCGGACATTTTTTTACTATATACCAATGAGGGGTTGTTGAAGAAATTGCATTTCTATTGTTGTAGTTCTGTAACTAAACTTATGTTATTTAAATTAACCACTATTCAACTATGTCCGACCAACTAGGCATAGCATACTTTCGTCCAATTTTACCTGTTAATAGTAAACTGAATAGGTGTCCCATCTGGTAGATCCTTAATTTGGAAATGAATGCTGCTGGACAAGGAAAAATGCTCCAGTGCATCAATACAATAAAAGTTATCGGCTTTGTACTCACCGCAAATGAGGGGATGGTGTTTAGGGCTGTAAACTTCATGTTCTTGGCAGTGTATACCGGCGGCTTCGAGATCGTTCAGCAGATTGCTTAAAAGCCAGACATCACTTGTTTCCGGATCAGCCAAATATTCGTCAAAATCGCCTAAGCTATCCGCAACTTTTTCCAGTTCGCCACTTCCCGTATCCAACCAATAGATCCAACCACTCTTATCGCTGAAGAAGGCATCCCCCAAATTAGTGATGGCTACGACTACTTTATCTGTTCCAATTAGCCATGCCCATTCTTTAAGAATCATTCGCTTCAACTCTTCGCTAACTTCTGTTTTTAACCCTTTCTGCATCATCCCATAAGGGTTTTCTGTTGTATAATCAAATCTTATGTTGCCCAAATTACCAAAAAAGTTATTGGTATTCACATGAGTCCATAAAACGAGAGGTTGAATTTCCGCAAAAGGCCCCCTTTATTATCCCACTGATTATCATAATGTTGTTCAGATAAGCAAGGAAACTCATTCTAACAATCAAGGTACGGAAACTGGCTCTGTTAACGGGTTATTGAACCGGGAGTTTATAGATAATCCGTCACCAAACCGGATACATCTCCACTTCCTGCACCGTAACCTTGTCTGCCTGCTTCTCAATCACTGACTCAATTGCATCCACCACATTGGCCAGCAGGTCGTAACCGGTCCGGCTTTCGATCTCATCAACACTGACCCGGTAATTAATCCATGGCTGCTCACCGGCCGTGTTGGAGTTGGGAATCCAGACCGCAATAACCCGCGTCTGAGCGGTGATTCTGGCGAGGTCGTCACTTCCTACCGGTAACACGACGATCACTTTCCACATAGCTGCCGGAACAGTTACTTTGCCGGCAGCTATAGTGCTGGTAGTTTCGTTGTCACCAGTTCCGCCTTTGCCAAAAGTACCGGCAATAATATACGCTTCGTTACCACCATCAATCAGCTTCCGGGTGTAGCTTTCCAACTGGTTCCAGCTCTCCCGGTTAAGTCTGGGAGCCTGGGGCACGATGTTGGTCATAAAGAAGGTGGTCCGGTTTTCCTCGGCGGTGGAATCCCGATCATCCGATGGACACAAGTGGCCGCGGTCAAAACCGCTCAGGGTATAATCGTCGTGTCTAACCTGGTACCAGCCGGTGGGCAACGTCTGATCCGGAATGAAGATGCCCGCGTACCGCTTTGCCGATCCTTTCCAGGCTTTCGACAAATGCCATGAACACCAGTTAGCAATACCGGTGCTGCGGTTGTAGCTCAGCGTGTACGCTGGCCGGTCGATGAGGTAGTTGTTTTCCTGTGATGCGTTGGCGTTGCTGGGGTTACCGAGCGCCAGGTTGGCGTCGCGGGTGGGCAGGCTTGAATCCGGAACCGGTTGGTCTGCTTTATGACAGGCAATTGGGAGAAGGATTATGAATAGAAAGAGTGAAATGCGGTTCATTGGCAGTGAAAACATTCAACAGAAATGATTGAATTCCGCTTGAGTGATAGCCCCGGCTTCCAAAAGGCTTTTTAGTTTAATTACTTCATCGGTTTTTAATGAATCGTATTCGGCAGCCCTAAAAACATACTCCATCCGTAATTTCATAACGTTCATAAACAAAGTTGCAAACCGGCCCCATATTTACCTAATTGTCAACTCACCCTAATTAAATATGGATTACAAAAATCTTTTTTTTGCTTTGATAACCTTTTGGGAAACCATTCCATAGATGTTAGATTTGAGAAAAATGGCTATAAAATTTAGTTTACTACCATAAAAATAGTCTCATTTTGGTGATTCAAATTAGAATTTAAATAAAGTTGCCCACGGAAGCGGAATGGAAGTACGCGGCTGGGGAAGGTCTTCAAAGCCAGGGGTATTTGTATTCGGGCGTAAAGACGGCCGATGCGGTTGGTTGGGTAGCAGAAAACAATGGTGGCCAACTTCGGCGTTCGTATCGTCTCTCAGTTCAGGAAATTGGACTTTTCCTCCAGATTGGTGAGCTAAGCCGTTGGTGAGTTTGTTCCGTAACCCCTGGCAAGGTTGGAAGCTGGGCTGGCGTTCCAGAACACAACCGTTACTGAACAGAGGGACAAACTTTATAATTTTACTGCTGAGCGATTAGATAATTCTTTGTATTCCAAACTAGTCAAAAAAAATGAAAATTAAGCCCCTTGTTTGTCTACTTATTTATAGTTTGATTGGGATGCTTTCCTACCCTTTGCGGGCTCAAACATTGCACTTCATCGTCTTTGCTGATACCGACGATCCCAATATTGGCTCACCCAATCGCAAAACATATAACTATTTAACCCAGGATCTGGCTCCCGTTATTGCCAAACAGGCTGGACTTGCCTTGTCAGTATCGGGGCACATTGGGGCAAATTTTCGGCTGGCGAATCTCAATAAAATCCTTACCGCTCTCAAACCCGAAGCCGATGATGTCATATTCTTCTATTTTGCTGGACACGGCTTTAATAATCAACTCAATGAATACCCTTCCCTGGTTTTCAATACTGGTTTAGACATTGAAACCAATGCGATGAGCCTGCTGAATGTGTACAGAAAGCTACAGGGGCTGAATGCCCGCATGACTATTGTAATTGGAGAAGCCAGCAACAAGGATCATATTGCCAGAACCAAGTCTGGCAGCCAATCTGATATGTTCAGTCCGACTGGTTTAGCGAACCCGTTGGATAAGAAGACCTCTATTCTCTATGATACACAACGAATACAGAAATTATTCAGGGCTACTCAAGGAGGATTATTGGTTTCTAGTTGCAAACGAGGTCAATTTAGTTATTCCAATGCAACAGGCGGATGGATGAATCTGGCCTGGCGAAATGCCTTTCAAAAAGTAATTAATGATGATAAAAAAAAGGATGGTGAACCAGCTAGCTGGACGACGCTGATCAATCAGGTAGTAAATGAAACCAAGGAATCAGCACGTGAAGCCGTAACGGAACAAGAGCCGCAGTTCATCAATGAACTTGCTTCGATGCCTACTAAACGGTTTGCTTTGGTACTGGGCAATTCGGCTTACCAACATGTTAGCTCTCTGGAAAGTCGACCTGTCAATGATGCC